TAGCGTAGTTTCAATAGGTTTTGAAGCAGTAGAAACAGCAGCAAATACATTTACACAAGCACAGACAGATCTCAATCTATCCCCCCTGGATAGAGAAGTCTTCGTTGTCCTGGCTGTAAACCTAGACCCGTCCACACCAGACAACATTGCGGCTACTGACACAATTGTTAGTACCTCACTTACTACTACCTCACAAACTGCAGTACAGAACCTAGCTAACTCAAATTGCCTGGCTGTCTCAGCAAATGTAATTCGTTCTGATGCTACTTCTTCAGCAGCATTCCAAACCCTGGGTTTTGAAACACCCCCTGCTAACCTTTCATTTATTGGGATAATCGCCACAAACGATTTCTTCGTTCAAATTCAGGGTACTGCAAACACCGCTGCTAAAGGTGTCCGTGGAAAGATGTACGGATACCGCGCTCGTGCTAGTGCTGATGTATTCGCCGCTCTAGTTCAGAGTGAAGTTCTATCCGCTTGAATGGTGTAATACATGGTACGTGGGATTCAACGTCTAATAGATGACATTAGAAATCCTAAGGCCAGTAAGAAACGCCGCAAGAAAAAGATAGATGAACTCCCCGATCTACCATTCTTTCCGAAATTCAAAGCCCCACCCATATTCAAAGCATCAAAGGAATTAGCTAAAATCTTTGTTGATCTAGGTCCAGAGGCTGGTAATCCAAGGTTCTTTGATGAACCTGCCCCCATCATTACTCGTCATACCGCTGAACAATTGGCGTATGAAGCAAACAAAGGACGTGAAAAAGTGACAAGAAGAGAAGAAGATGCAATGCAAAACGAATTACAAGATCTATTTGACCAACTACCAACAGAAGGCGAACAAGAATTAGCCTATCTTACGTTACGTGAAGAGAATGAAAGAGGCGCACAAAACCAAACTTTGGAGAATGCTCTAGCTAGAATGGGAGCAGACCGCCCACGCCAATTTCAGACTAGCAGACCGCCCACGCCAATTTCAGACTACACCCAGGAGTAGACAATTTTCAAGACTTAACCTGATGCCAGCACCAAAAAAGAAACGTAAGGTGTCTGCATACTCAAAAAGATTCGGAATAGAACTCAAGAAACTCAAGAAATTACATCCGCGCACCAAGGTTCAGAACCTAATGAAGAAGGCTCATCGAAGAACACGTGCAGCAATGAAGAAGAAGTGAATTCAATGGTTCGAATTCATGGACGTTGGTGCGGTCCTAACTGGACAAACGGCAAAGTTCAGAGCGCTCGTAGCTACAAACTCAAAGGTGGGACCTTCAAAACACCATGCATCGATAAATTAGACTGTGCGTGCCGGTCGCATGATAAGCAATGCTCAGGTAAGCAAGGATGTTCGGCAGCCGCGGATCGGAAGTTAATGAAAGAAGCCCAGAAAATCCTGGACAATCCTCTGAATCTAATTCTAAATCCATTGATGTATGGTAAAGCCCGAGTGATTCGTGACGGAATGGCATTGTAATACCCGGCTCGATAACATGGGCCGCACCAGCTACTCGGTAATCCGGGCTGGAAATGAGTGACTCCGCGATTGCAACACATTAAACAGCACCCGAGATGAACTCCATTTTCATCTTTAGGCCAATTTTTTACTATTTTCATTCTTCATGCCTCCAATTTCTTCTTTAGAAGGAGTGCTGTTTCATACCAATACTCCTTCATTCTCTCTAATTCCTTCACTTCTGCTTCTAATTGCTCCAGATATTCGTGATTATCGCTTCCATTGCGTTCAGATCGTAGCATATTGCGTACCCACTCGCTGAAATTCGTCTTCTTCGATGCTAACTCGAAGGATGTTGGGTCCAATGTGATGAGTTTTTGTCTCATATTCCTTATGAAAAGGTTCTATCCTATATGTATACCGGTCAAAAAAGGTCCCTAGTTCCTAGAGATTTATTAGGGAGTTGTTGTAATAAGGAGGTGGGTGGGGTGGAGGTAAGTAAGAGTTTAGGGCCTTCGGCGAAGATAAATCCGGGTTTATGTAAGGTTTAATAACCAATTTGTTACAGAGGTTGGTATGGTAACAGGTTTAAAATCCACCAGTAGCGTAGTTTCAATAGGTTTTGAAGCAGTAGAAACAGCAGCAAATACATTTACACAAGCACAGACAGATCTCAATCTATCCCCCCTGGATAGAGAAGTCTTCGTTGTCCTGGCTGT